CCGACGACCACTGGTTATCTCACCAGAAGCTGCGCGTGAATGGATGCGGCAGGATATAGGCGGGAAGGAAGCTGAAGAGATAGCAGCCGATGGAGCCGTGCCCGCCAATAAGTTTATCTGGCACGCTGTGACGCGCGCCGTGGGTAATGTGAAGAACCAGGGCCCGGAGTTAATCAAGGCAGCACAATAAAGAACATTAACGGCCGTAATTCACGAATGACGACCGAGTTGACGGCAATTGAGATGTCCGAAAACACTTCTTGTGCTAAAGAGTCATTAAGATTCTTATGGACAGTCATCATTACTCAAACCGCTGCTCACCTCTACGATCTTCCTGTTGTTCCCGACTCCTTTGACGCTCAATCATAAGCATCAAGCTTTCGTGGATTTTTTTTGCAGCGTCTGAGATGTCGTTCCGCGGGTGTTCAATAAGCTCACTGAAGGCGGCAGCCCTTGACTGCCATATGTTTGCAAGGCTGCCAGTCCAGCTTGTGGGACTCGTTAAGTCAGCTAAAGATTCAAGAACCACGGAAGGTTCAGGTGCCGCCTCAAGGAATTTGACTGCATTTTTATGTAAGGCCGACCCGCTTGAGTCAGGAATACTGACCCAGAGTTCTAACCCCTGTGGTATACATGCCCACACGCTCGGATCGCCACTACCGGAGCACCAGTTAATCAGGGTTTCGATGTCAACTTCTGAAAGCAGCGGTGTATCCGCAATGCTTCCACGCATAAAAAACAACCGCATACACCGTTGGTCTTCAGAATCGACAAAGAGACGGGAGAGAAACGCTTCAGGGATAAGTTCCACGGTTGTCTCTATGGTTTTACGATAGTCATGCATATAGCCGTAGTGTCTATCAATCGCTGAGAAGACCGCATCCAGCCACTGATTTTTGAGCTCGTCGTGGTCGTCCAACTGCAGTGCCGCCGCAACGACCGATTCCATAAAGTCATCAAAGAGGTTGCCCCTGAGGTCAGTATCTTTCTGTAAAACCTGAATGGCTGCCCTGAGGCCGATGTGAAGAAATTCGGAACCGGGCATGTCCTCTGGTGTCTTTTTGCCATGTAGCCTAATCCCGAGCCCGCTCAGGATCGCTTCTTCTCCGTTTTCTATGGATAACAGTCGTTCGGCCAGCTCGAGAACCCGGGAGGCTGGAAGATGTCGGCATTTTTTATCATACAAAAAGGTGTCAAACATAAACGGGCGGATATCCGGTTTATCCAGAAGCGACATGCATCGATTCAAATCCGTTTCGGTAAAATCTCGCTGAGGATGAATTTTAACCAGAATCCGACTCAGTGATGAATGCACAGCGCACTGATCCAGAAACTCATGAGCCAAGTCTTCATCAATACGATCCACACCGTTGATAAAGCCCAGAAATACCGAAAAATCTTTATTTTCAGTAGCATCCTGCTCCAGCTCGCTTAAAAGTAAATGCCAGTGCTCACGAGGATCCACAGCGCCCTGAGCCAGCCCCTGCCCGAATGCGCGCCGGTAAGGCATCCACTCAGAAGAAAACAGATTGGGTCTCAGATCAGAAAGACAAAGCCTTGATGCGGCAAACTCACGCCCCAGTTGCTCTGCCCTGGCCGTCAGTCGCTGCTCTGCCTCAGCGTATCGGTCGTGGCCATGTCGGTTAAATTCGTCATCAAGCACCCAGTTGTGCTGGCCTTTGCTAAGGACATAAAGCCGTATGGCAGAAAGCAAATCATTCGGCCTGAGCTCCTTTTCAAGTGCATCAAGCGTGTCCAGCAGCAGGTGCGAGACCTGAGGATCTTTTCGCAGAAAGTGCAGTCGGGTCCGAATCGCCTTCCAGCCCTCTCCCCAGGGAAGACGGGCATGCAGTGCACGGGCGGCATCAACCAGCACGGAGCCCATCTTCTTGTCGCTCCACAGGCCGCTGAGTGAATTTGCCAGAATAGTCCGTGCACCGCTGGCAAGATGACTCTCGCTGTCGTTTCCTGCGCGAACGGCAATCGCAATGAACGCACGTCGCCACGTCATCAACGCCTCATAGTCTGGTTCTGCACCGTAATCCCTCGGCCGGGCACCAAACTCACAGATACCCGAGCCTGTCCACGTCGAACCGCTAAGTCCGGCAGAAAGCATTCTCAGTCCGAGCGCCCGACGCTGTGGCATACCTGATGAGAGACATTTTTCGAGAAGCGTAATCCGCTGTTCAAGAGACGCGTGTGTGCCCGACAGGTAGGGCTGACAGAACAGAGTCAGTTTCTCCCGTGCATTCTGCTGACCAGGCCTATCCGTTTCGTTATCGGCGATGTGCAGAAGAAGGCTGGCGCACCGGTCAAAGTATGATGCCTCCCAGGCCAGGACCTGCAAAAGGTTGAGGATAGTGCTCCAGCGCGGATCGTAATGTCTTTCCCGGCTTTTAAAGTCTGAGCTCCTGAGGACCTCGTCAATCCGGTTAAGCAGAACGTCCGGCACCACCGGCGCAATGTACTCCAGCATACGAACCGGCTCATCCCCTAAGCCCAGCAGATTACCCAACAGCCCTTCCGACTGAAGCCACGCGGCAGAAATCACTTTTGCCACCGGGTGATCGTGTAAAAGACCCAGCCGGTGAGCAAAGGACATAAGCAGGCGCTCGCGTCCCGGCGCTTCAAAGGCAGACCTGAGACACTCGACCGGAAAGCTGTCCAGCGCGGACGCGGCCAGTCTGTTCGCAATAGCATGGGGTAAGATGGCTCGCCAGTGCGACCTGGCCTGAAGAATATGGCGATCGGTCAGCTTGTTGAGTGTCCGGTAGAGCTGGTGATGTGAATAACCCGCGAGCGAGCCCAAGCTCCCCAGCTCACTGTCGATGGCTTCAGAAACGTCACTCGAAAATGAGTAGACCAGCGAAAGGAGTTCGGCCTGCTCCCGTAATCCCTCGTCCGGCCCGTGGCGTTGTTCAAAAAGCCGGTTGAAGAGTTGTGCATCAGACAGAACGGCCAGCGACTCCCCCTCCTCCACTCTCTCGGCGATAGCCAGTGAGACTCTGGCATTCCCGTCAGCGAACTGCGCGATCCGACGGGCGTTCAACTGTCCGATACCGGGGAAACGGCGCAGCAGAAGTTTTTCCGCTACTTCCGGCCCTACCGCCTCGATGTGGATCACTTCTGTGGTCTGGGGTTTGTCTTCCCGAATATCATACTCAACGGTGATAAGTTTGATCCTGCTTCCGTGAGAGGTGACTTTTGCCGCGAGGGAGGCATGAAGTTCAGGCGGGCAGTTATCGAGAACCATTATTGCGCTGCGCTGGTCAGCGATGAGGCGTTCCAGCATGGCTGCGGCCGAAGGGTTCGGATCGTCACCAGTATCGGCATACACCGCCAGGGTGCGGTCCAGGGCATCAGTATCAATGGACCCCTCAAACAAGGCCTGAACGATCCTCGTTTTACCCACGCCCGATAAACCGGTAATACGCACGGCTTTCCGGGTGGTCCGGATAAGCTGGCGTATCGGCCCGATGGCATCCTGGATACTCAGGGGGCGAGCTTGCGCCGACGGAAGTGAGACCGTGATTCCTGAGGCGGTAATCAGGGTATCCTCCGCCCCCTCAGGAGGGCAACTCCATGCGCCATATGGCTGCCAGCCGGAATATCCCCGCCCCAGTATTCTGTTCACCCAGAGCATCACTGACGGATGCTGACGTATCCACTGCGCTAACTTAGCACGATCATAGAAGGCCAGATGAAGATCTGCTTGACAGGGATCGTACCTGACAGCCTCCTTCATCGCCCCGACGCGTTCGGCAAGCATTGAGGGGGAGCAGTCCTCGTTCAGACTGACAATTATATAGCTTCCCCCCTTTGCGGCCTGCTCGGATATCATGGGAGAAAGATCGCCTGAAGAAGCCATCTCTCGCAGAATATCAGCCCTTCGCATCTTATGCTTTTTGGCCTGGAAAACGGTGTCAGGTCGCTCAATATAACCGGACTGGAGCTGATCGACCGGAACCTGCACGTGGACATCCACCCCACCATCAGGTGCGTTGATCGATCCTGACCAGCGCACCCGTGCCGGGCTATGACCGCAGGCCGCAACTTCGGCTTCAGCAAGGCGCGCAATTAACTCTTCCAAAAGAGTATCTGAGAGCCCGAGTAATTCATCTTTATCGATATCGAAAATCGCCACGGCATAGTCCTGATAGAGGATGAAAAGTTTTCACAACTGATGCTCGGAATATTAAATAATTAGAAGCAGAATGTCCTGTAGCTGGTTCCCATTACTCTATACAAAGGCAAATTAGCAACACCCGCTCTTGGCACACAGCCGTCCAAGAGACTAGTTAAATTTATCGGACTCTAAGCAGATCTGAATATCTTGTTGTATATCGCGGCGACAACATTTCTCGCTTCATCTGCCACTGCTGCTGAATGCCCTGCCCGGCAAAGTAGAGCGTTCCTTTCCCGTTTTTCGCGTTCAGGTGATCGAGCACCTCCATCAAACTATGGCTTCCAGCGCGGGGCGCGTTCTCATCGAAAAGGTTCAGCTGGGCCACACCCTGGCTGAAAAAATCCCCAAGCATGATCCCTGCTTTCTGATACCTGTGACCATCCTTCCAGATTTTGTTCAGGCTCTTTACCGCAGCGTTGATGATGTCTCGGGAATCCTGAGTGGGGGTAAGAAGCTTCATGGACGCACTGTTGCCGTAATACGGCTCGTTTAGCGCGAACGGCGAAGTTTTCACGAACGCAGAGATAAAGCGGCAATACTGATGCTCGCCGCGTAGCTTTTCAGCACCACGCGCCGCATAGCTGCAAATAGCCTGGCGCATCTGCTCATAGTCCGTGACGCGCTCGCCGAACGATCGGCTGCAGACGATTTCCTGCTTTGCCGGCGCAAACTCCTCCAGCTCAAGACAAGGCTCGCCGCGCAACTCCCGGACCGTTCGCTCGAGTACCACGTTAAAGTGTTTACGGATAATCCAGGTGCTTTGTTCTGAGAGGTCCAGAGCCGTTTTGATGCCCATGGCGTTCAGCTTTTTACTGATGCGCCTTCCGACGCCCCATACGTCCTCTACTGGTACCAGGGCAAGGAGTCGGCGCTGGCGATCGATGTTGGACAAATCAACAACTCCGCCCGTCTGTCTCTGCCATTTCTTGGCGGCGTGGTTTGCCAGCTTAGCGAGTGTTTTTGTCTGCGCGATGCCAACCCCGACGGTCAGATGCGTGCGCTTCAGAACGGTAGCACGGATCTCTTTGCCGAACTCCGTCAGGTCCCGGCAGTTCCTAACGCCGGTCAGGTCACAAAAAGCTTCATCGATACTGTAAATTTCTACGCGGGGGCTCATTTCCTCAAGCGTCGTCATTACCCGGTTCGACATGTCTGCGTACAGCTCGTAGTTACTGCTGAAGCAAACAACCCCAGCGCGCCGGAATAGATCCTTTTGCTTAAAGAATGGCTCTCCCATGGTAATTCCAGCCGCCTTGGCCTCGGCGCTGCGCGCGATTACGCAGCCGTCATTATTCGAGAGAACAACCACTGGCCGCCCTTTCAAATCGGGCCGAAACACCGTCTCGCATGATGCGTAGAAAGAATTTACATCACAGAGCGCAAACATATTCAGCTCGCAGATTTAACGATGAAAGTTACAACACCGAAAACATCAAGCGTGTCCTCGCTACCGACAATAATCGGCGAGTAAGCGCTGTTCATAGGATTGAGCTGCACGGTCGGGCGCAGCTGCAGGCGCTTAACAGTGAACTCTCCTTCCACCGCGGCGATGACAATGTCACCATGCTCAGCAGTGCGTGAGCTGTCCACCACCAGCAGATCACCGTCGCTGATCCCGGCTTCGATCATTGAATCACCTGCGGCTTTAACGAAGTATGTTGAGCTCGGGTGAGCAACAAGTAACTCATTGAGATCGATGCGCTGTTCAACGTAATCAGCCGCTGGGCTTGGGAAACCACATTGTACTAAGTCACTGAAAAGCGGGAGAGCGATAATTTCTCGCAGTTCTGTTGGCCTGATGAATTCCATTGCACACACCTCAAATACTGTTTTTATATACAGTAGTTTTATTTGTAAGTGTCCGCAAGATACAGGCCCTAACGTCACTGCTTAAAGCTTCGCCGTTTCGTTTCTAAGTTTCTCTCTCGTTTCGAATTATCTCTTTTGTAAATTTTTCCATAATGGCGCTATGTAAGCAGATCTGAGGGGGACAAAGCCCGTTGAGTACCTGCACGGGCTGCGGCTGAAAGCTAAGACTTCATGATTCCGCTATTTTTAGCTTAAGCTCCTGGAGCTCTTTCTGTGTTGTCTCTAGCTTTTTAATGACGTAGTTCAATGCCAGCACGGTATCAAGCATGATGACGTTGTTATCCAGTGCCAACGTATCATCAGCATCAACCCTGTTTCCTTCGCTATCAAACTTTGGCGCAGCAGGGACCAGCTTTACGTACTCACTATCAATCTTCATGACGTCCTGAGCGATTACACCTCGGCGAACTCTCTCACGAGGATCATCGTTGTAGACGTAAGTTGCTGGCAGGAATTTCCTGATATTCTCGTATGACTGATAACCATCATCATATTTAATATCGTGCTTCAGCGTAATGTCACAGTTAGGCTGCTTCTGGAAAATATAGTTACCGGAAAGATTTCCACCAGCGTTGGCATATATATCACCGTTTGCTGTCGTGAATTGAAATATACGCTGACCGGCAGAGCCACCATCCCCGAGTGTTGTTATTGCCACATCCGCCCACGAACTAGGCCCGGTAGCTATAGAACCAAGCCCTACCGTAGAAGAATATCCACCACTGCATTGACTATGCCAACGGGCAAAAGGAATAAACCCTGCATCATTATTAACGGATACGTTACCTCGGAAAAAAGAGATATTTCTTTGCCATGTGTTAATGTCTGACCATGAGCCACCATAACCAGCCCCATCAGCTCCACACGAAGATGATTTGAATCTTTCATCGGGGTAAAATAAAAATGACCCCGCCGTTCCAGTTCCGCTATTAACATTTAACTGCGCTCTGTCTAAATTAGACGCGCCTCCACGAACGCCGCCAAGAGACCAGTTCCCGCCATACCAGGCCCCTCCCACAGCGTTTACATAACTGCCTGAAGTTCCATCCCCTGTGATGTTGTATAGCTTAACAGTCTTATCGCCACCTTCCTGCGTGGATACTCCAATACTATTGCCCTGAGTTACCATCAAACTGCCGGTAACATTTCCTCCTGTTTTTTTGTCGACAGTACTCAACCGCGAATCATCCCCGGCCGCCACGGTTCCGGCAGCCGTTCCGACGTTCCTTGTGGCGCTGTTTCCCAAGCCGAGGTTTGTGCGACTGCCTTCTGCCGTTGTTGCCCCGGTACCGCCCTGGTCAATCGGGAGAGCTCCATTGGTACCTTTCAGAGCCAGTTTGCCAATGCCCGGGATAGTTACGGAGGTGCCGTTGATCGTAACGGTAATATTCTGGTTGGCTGAGGTTGTGGCGAACGTCTCCCACGCGCCAATGTTCTCGTCATACTCTTTGATGAGCTGCGACATCGCCTGTGCCAGTCCGTCGACAGAGATATTGTCGGACACCAGGATTCCATACTTCTGGCCGCTCAACGCCGGGGAAGCAGCTGGCGTAACCGTCATTGACGTGGCGCTGTTCACGGATGAAATCTGTAACATCTGAACCGGGTTAGACATGACGATAATCGTCTGGCCAGCGCGAACCTGGCTGGCCGGTGCCGTCCAGTTTGTGCCAGTGCCGGTTGCGGTATTTCCGTTAATAGCGATAGTGCCAGTGTTATAAAGCATGAACTACCTCACGATAATAACGATCGCTTGAAACGATCAATCTTGTAAAATTGATCGCTCATATCAATCTGACTATTTTTTAAACTCTAATAAAATGGATATTCCCGCAGATACAGGAATGTAGAAATGAAACGATTATTTGCCGTGGCACTTTTGCTGGCAGCTGGCTGTGCCAATAAAGACAGAGACTATGCCTTCAAAATGGATTACCCGGTGGATGCGGCGCGCATATCTCTTGGGGGAGATATTCATGTGAATATTGACTGCGCTACGAGGGAAGTTAACGTAATTTCAGATAGCAGTAATGGCATTTTCAGCCGACATATAAATAAGCGGATCAGCAATATCTGTTATAAAAATACAGATAAGCTTGATGTCGTATACCGCTTCGAACCTGCAAAAGGTGTGAAGCAAGACATGATCGTTACTCAATACCCACGCGTCCCTCCAGTATCAAATTCCGACAAACTGAGCGATGGGAATTCGTAACCCTCGCCCCTGAAGTGTCTGGCTCCAGTTGCGCTGATTTTTTGTGATGTACCTCCCCTGTAGCTGTGAGCCTGTCCATTTGAGAACGATTCCGGAATAACCAACAACCGTGCCGTCGTCACTGAGGTTACCAGGGCAGTTGTTAACCAGAATCCACGGATTAAAACTCAGGTTTACCGCAAAGGTGTTGTTCTGCAGATCGTAATTGGCCGGCACGTCGAAAAAGCCCACCACGCGAGGCATTTTTGATGCAGAAGCGGCACTCCAGATAAGATTCCCGGCGCTGTCGAAAACATCCAGATAACCGCTCTGCATTCCAACGTTTCTGGACGTGCGTATCATGCTCCCTGCATTATCTTCAAGAAGATCGGCACCGGGCAGACCATACTTATTAGTATCCAGCTGCAGCCAGCGTAAGGTTCCATCATTCCAGAACTGCGGCTGGGTAAAGCCCAGTGTGCTTCCGTTTCCGAACGGACTATCCACACGGTAATGTCCTTTGTCAGTCACTGCGCCGAGCACACGCTGATCATAAAAAATTGTGGACCTGTTTTGCGAATCGACGAGCAACTTCCCGGCACTGTTGTAAACTTCGAATCCGCTCATTGAAAGTTATAAACCTCCATATTGAGAGTGATAGAAATACTGCCGCCACTCGGTAAATAAAAAACGGTAAACCCACCATTAAAAGCCCGGCAATAATATTCATTTATTAATCCAGCCGAACTCGCCGATACGATCGATATAAATGACCCGTCCTGTGTTACTCCGAAAAAGGAAACGTCCTTAGCCGTCTCCCCCGCCGCAAATGTTACAGAGGTGCTTCCAATATATCGGATAGCATAATCACTTAAATCAACGGCAATACGCCCGACGCCGTCCCAGCATTGCAAACCCTGTGGCATTACCATAACCCCATTCTGACGCGCAGCACGTTGTTGCTGTCGTAGATTTGAATGAGCGTGCTCGATATCAGCATCCTTCCGCCACCGCCCACACCGTTAATTTCAAACGTTCCCCCTTTATCAAGTTTCCAGCCGGCTGATCCAGCCACATAGTTATTGGATTGAATAAAGTTGCCGATTTTGGCGTTTTCAATGGTACCGTCCTGAATGAAGCTGGCCCTGATGAACGTCTGCCCGTTCTGAATTACAAACGGCAAAGCAACGCTGTTACCGGCTGCAGTAGTCACGGCAAAACGGTCGGCCAGGAAGATAACCTGCGACTGCATCCCGGATGGCGTATTCTCCACCCCGATCCCCATTCCGGCGGCGTAATACTGCCCATTGCTCGTTACCCCAACCTTGATGTTGTACATCGCGCTGAGTTGGCCGTTTACGTTCGCAATGGCTTGGGCGTTGGTTGTTATCGCCGCCGTATTACCGTTTATGGTCGCAGTGATGGCGTTTATCTGCGTCGCCGTGGCCTGCTGATAATTCGAAACCGTCTGGTTCAGATTGTTGATGGATG